CACTTTATTAATAGATATTGATAGTTCTTTTAATTCTTCTAAATCTATCTTGCCATTTATCATATTAATATTGTCCATTATACCAGTAAGAGATACTCCAAGCAATGACTCCTCAGTAGTGTTGTGTTTCCATTTGCTAGTTAAGTATCTAAAGTTTGTTAAAGAAGCTTGAAATGTTCCTAATATAGTAGCAGCTTCTGTTTTAGCTTTTAAAGTATTTAAATCATCATCAGGTCTTACAACAACCTCAGTTAAATTACAGAACTGTTTGTTGCGTAGAATAATCTCACTACATGGATTACATCCAAAGTCTTTATAATCTTCTCTTCTTCCATTCTTAGCGGCTTGTTTTTCTGCAGCTTGTCTGTTGAAGATACCACGCTCTCCGCTTTTAGATTCATACAGAGATAACCATTCTCTCATAAATGCACCAGTTTCTGCAGCATCTGTATAGGCTACAGAGTTATTAGACAAGGCTCTTTGTTGATTGTCTTCCCACCAAGCACCTGACTTAGCGTTGCGCATACGGTTGTCTGAGAGATTGCTAAGAGAGATTAAAGCACTTCGCCTTACTCCTCCTACTACTACAACTTCTGCAACCTTACACATCAAATCATGGCAATCTATAGACACAAGCTTACGCTGTCCTTTATCCATAGCATCTTTAAAAATGTTAATAGTAAAATCAAATAGCTCTTCTAAAGGATCTGGGCCACTTGCTCTGCCTCCAAATGTTTTAAGTCTAGCACCATAAGGTCTTATATTAGAGACATCCCAAGTAGGAACTTGCCCTGCATACAATAAAGATAATAGTTCTTTGTAGGCTTTTGCCCACCCTATTTTAGAATCAGCTACTTTAATAACTGTATCTGTAGGAAACAAATCCTCCGGGAGATCTGGTAATTGATTTATATATTGACGCTCAACACTAAAGCCAACACCAGTACCACACATAAGTATGTAAAGTGTTTCATCAAATGCTCTAGGGCTATCTACAGCTACATAGCTACAGTTAAATCCTGCAACATTATCTTTTTCTAATGCTGTACCTGCAGACATTAAAGCTCTCATGCTTGGCATAATGTTTAATAAAAGCACAGCTTTTTCTAGCATAGGTCTAACTTCTTCATACTGAGAAGAATTAAGTTTTGTATTTTTTGGTAAATGTTTTTCAAAGAAATCAAAGTATCTGGAAACAGTTTCTTCCCATGTTTCCCGGCGCTGTTGTTCTTCATTCCATCTAGCGTATCTACTTAAATGTATAAATTGTTGGTAGTTAGTTGGTAGTTCTGTAGTATTCATTTGTATTCCTTTCCTATTTCTTTATAGTATAGTTGTTTAAAATCAATTTCTTGTATCAAAGATGTAGGTAATGAAGTTAAACCAGTAATCAATGATACATATTGTCTTGCGTATGGAAAGATTATGTTAGGACAATCTACCGCAAGGGTTTCTTCTTTTTGTTCTTGGTCTTTAAAGTTATTAAGTTGAAACAATCCTGCATAAGTAAAGTTTAAAATATATAAATTAAAATCTTTATTTCTAGTACATATTTCTATGTTTAGATCAACCTCATATACATTTTCATATTTATCTGAGTGTGTAAAAGAGGATTGACAATTTAAATCCGTTGTTGTTTCTTCAAAACTTTTAAGAAAAATATCAGGAGCTTCTGGAACTTCAATGCTGCTTTCTTTTAAATATATTGTACTTATTTTTATTTCATTCATAGCGCAAAAGCCTTTGCTATTTGATATGTTATTAATAGAAATGTTATTGCAGACAACATTAAAAAGATAACAGGCATAAGAGCATCACCAAGCTCTACTTCTACTTCTAGTGTTCCATTAGTTCCATTAGCCATAATTTGTACAACAAGATATAAAAAGCATATTAGACTTTGTGTTAGAGCAAGACCTGATAAAAGTACTGCTGCTCTAATGTCTGCAGTCCACATAAAATATGCTCCTGTAACCATTCCAAAGAAAGGTATCATATATAGTAATCTTCCTATCATTTTCTTGGATCCTCATTTAATCGTTTAGTTTCTTCACCATACAATATAATAGCATAGTGTATAAGTTTTAAAATATCTTTGAGATAACCTTGATCTTTTCTTTTGTATCTCATTGCATACTTCATTATATTGCCAAGACAAAATCCTTCTCCGTATCCTGAATCAAAGATCATATCTGTTGCTTGATACTTTTTATCTTTAGCGTAGTGTTCTTTGTATGTACTCTTTATATAGTTAGAAAGAATTTCTATTGATTTATCTTCATTAAACTTGTACTTCATTTATTTAAACTCCTCTGGTAAAGTTTCTTCTGTGTACCACTTAAAATTATTTGCTTCTGCCCATTCAGCGTGTGTTCTTTTAGTTCCGTCTTTTCTTTTGGTAGCTCCAGGCATAGGAGAAAAAGGTTTCTGAAAGAGGAATACAAGTTCCATTGTATCAGGTAAAGATTCTCTAATCCATACATACTTACTGTACTCTGCGTGATCCCAGAATCTTCCCTTTGCTTCTAAAATTATATTGCCTTTAACAAAATCAGGCTCATATTTTTTCTTAATAATATATTCAATGTGGTTAGCATGATGTTCCCAATCTTTTAAAAGATCTTGATGTAATGTATATTCCCACTTACTATCATACCCTTTAGGTACTCCTTTTTCTTTTGGTCTAGCTTTTCTTGGTACTCTTCTAGGCAACTTCTTCTACTCTTGGAGTTCTAACTACTTTAGTAAGATAAGTAAAACCATTAGAATACTTAAATGTTCTAAGCCCTTTGCCCTCATTAGAATCTTTATGACATTCAAATTTATGTGGACACCATTTACATTCATTAGGTAATTTCATATTACCATAAGATCCATCAGGTACAGGAGCGTAACATCTAGGAGGAGGAGTTTTCTTTTTTAAAAACTTTTTCATTGTATTTATTTTTTGAGGAACATTAGGTTTATCTAGACTTTGAGGTTTAAATAAAACAAGCTCCCCGGATACTTTGTTAATAGCTAAGAAACCTCCGCCTGTAGTTTGTTCTGCTTCTTCATATCCTGATAGCTGCGCAAGATAACCAAAAGAATCTTTATTGGGTAGTGTTCCATCTTTAAATTTTCTAAAAGAAAAGTCAGATGCAGATTTAATATCTATAACTTCACCGTCTATCTTGCAATCTATATGTCCTTTAATACCGTTTACTGTAACTTCTTTTTGTTGATCAGTAACTTTATGTTTAGCAAGTTTAACTAAGAATAAAACAACTTCTTCAAGAAGATGTCCATATAAAAATTTTATTTGTGTTTGAGGAAAGATCTCATTATCTTTTGGATCTAACTTCATATCATACCAAAGTCTTCTTTCAGCTTTTCCTATATTAGACATTCTTAAAAAAGGTTTAGTTACTTCTCTAGGAGTGAGCCAATTTCTCATAGCTTCTTTCATACCATTAGCAAACTCATCTAACTGCTTTTCAGAAACCTTTAAAGCTTTACCTTCACTAATTTTAGATACTTCTTTATAGATGTCTTCTACTACTGTATCTAATTTCTTCATGTTAATTTTCCTTCTAAATATTTAATACATCTTTTAAGAGTATCTGTACTATCTAATACTCTACCTAATGCTGTGTTACAATCATGGCAAATATATCCTCTAAATTTTTCAGTATCATGACAATGATCTAATGTCCAAGGAGTTAATTTTTTCCATCTACCATTTCTTCTTAATTCTTTTTCATCTCTTAAACATAAAGGACATTGATAGTTTGGATNNGTAGGAAAAGGATTTGTTTGTTTTAATATTTTTACTGTTTTTTCTTTATTAATTTTACATTCCGTACATATTGAATGGCGAGAAGGTTCTTTTCCTTCTGCTACTTTATTCCTGATATCAAAAAACTTTTTATCTTTTTTAATATTACAATGTCTACATCTTATTGTATCACTTTCTTTTTCAATATACATTGTATTATCTATTTCAAATAACTGTAATTGATTAGTGTGTTTCACTCCAATTATCTCCTATTTGATACTCTCCGTCTAACGGACAATTAAGATTAAGAACAGTTGCTGTATCTTTAATTGCTTGTACTCCTAACTTTCCTACTTGTTCTGCCTGATCTTCTTTTACTTCTATTTGCCACTCATCATGAACATTAGCTACAAACTTAGCGTCTAACTTTTCTTCTTTTATTTTATTATATAGTAGAACAAGTGCTGTTTTCATAATGACTGCACCTCCTCCCTGTAATAAAGTATTCAATGCTGAATAAACTTTTCTTATGTGTATTATTCTACCGTCTAATGCTTTGATGTACTTTCTGGTTTGAGCCGCTCTTTCAACAGCAGATGTAAGATTTCCAAGCGAGGGCAGATTGCGGATAAAATTATTTCTAAGTGCTGCACCTGCTTTAGAGTCTCCTCCAACCACGCTTCCAATTTTAGCGTCTCCTGCTCCGTAGATGAGGGCATAGATAAAAGTTTTTGCCTGACTTCTTGATCCAAGTCTAGCAAGAGTTTGATTTGTTGTGTGAATATCTCCGTTGATGATTTCATTTATATAGTCCTTATTTTTCATATAGTGTGCTAATACTCTAAGCTCAAGTCCAGACGCATCAATTCCTACTAGCTTATATCCTTCTGGTGTTGTCCAACAAGATCTACATTCTTTACCATAAGGTTTATTAGAGCTTGGTGTTTGAGCTACATTTGGATTTCTATGCGTCATGCGTCCTGTGATAGCTCCGTTAGGTATAACAAAGCCATGTACTCTGCTTTCTTTTGATAGTTCTAACCAAGAAGAAACTTGCGCCACTCTTTTTTGTAGCATCATAAACTCTGCAATAAGCGCGGCTTCTGGTATATCTTTAACTTTTTCTAGTGTAGTTTCATCTACAATAGGTTGCCCGGTAGGTGTAAACTTGGTAGGTTTCCATCCAAAGTCTATAAGATATTCACCGATTTGTTTACGACTAGCAAGATTAAATGTTACCCACTTCTGCCTCATAAAAGGTTTGAAGTTATTTGTTTTAAGACACTTAGCCATTTCTTCATTAGTTAATCCTACTTTAGAAAGCGTACCATCTTTCCTTAACTTAGGAGTAACTAACTTATCATCTACCCATTTAGGTTTAAAAGTTTCATGTACTTTCTTTTCTATTTCTGCCATCTTAGAATTAAGTTTTGCTGCAAGTAGCGTAGCTTTCTTTTCATCTAGCATGAAACCGTTTTGTTCCTGCTCTTTGATAATCTTGGCAACTGCGTGTTCAAGATCAATAGATTCTTGACTAAAGTTTTCAGCTTGTTCTAACAGTTTATAGTAAACATCTGCATTGAGTTCAACATCTTGTATGCAGTACTCTCCCATTTCTTCTGTGTATTCTTCCCAACTATCAGGTTGTTGTGCTTTTCTTTTACTAACATCATTAGGATAAAGAAAGTATCCCCAATTTTCTAAACTGTGGCCACCTGAAAAAACAGGATTAACTAAGCGAGAAACTACAAGCGTGTCTTCAATGTGATTGGTAAGGTTAAGATCAAAATGTTTTTTAAGTACCGGGATGTCAAAGCCTATGATGTTGTGTCCAATAAGAACATCTGCGCTTTCAATTAAGTCTGCTCCTTCTTGAAGTTTATCAGGAGGGAACAAATAAGTTCCCCCTCCAATAACTTTAGCAACAATACAATGTATTATATTGCCTTCAAGACCTTCTGTTTCTATATCAAAGATAACCTTTTTAAAACGGTGATGGGCTATTTTGTTGGGGAGAGAAATCAGATTCTGTTTC